AAAGCCCCTCTACCGCCAGCAGTACTACCACCGATTGCAATGCTTCCATTACCTATAGCCGTGGCTCCATCTCCTATACCTCCGCTACCACCGATTGCAACAGAGGCGTGACCACTAGTTTGAGCACTATTACCCGCACCAGCTCCACTACCACCGATTGCAACAGAGGCGTGACCAAGAGCTGTGGGTCCATAACCTGTGCTGGAAGTCCCACCAATTGCTATAGCAGCATTTGAAGAGTTACCAATCAGGGCACCTTCTAGCACTGAAGATCCTGAAGATCCTCCAATTATAACCCCAGCAAAACTGTTGCAAATTGATGCCACACCAGTACTGTTGTAAGATCCAATTATTATAGATGCACTTCCGTTAGTTGCATGTACGAAAGGAGGCGTTGTTGCGTTGTTTACGCTTCCTATTATTATGGCACCATAGGCCTCGTTTTGAATTGCAGAACCAGAGGTGCCTATTCTGCTACCTATTGTGATACCCCCTGAATTTGTAGTTCTAGGTCCATTACCTGTCGTGCTATTGCTACTACCAATTGTTATACTAGCACTACCAGCAGATTGAGGACCTCTTGCTACAGACGGACCCGTACCTATTGCAAGAGCTCTTGTACCTGAAGAAACAGCATACTGTCCAATTATAGGGTTCTGTAAGAAAAGTCGTTCATTAAACAGGGAAATGTTGCTCTGCTGAATAGCTATATTAGTATTAGCAGCTCCAATGTTACCAGCATTTTGCAATATATCCGTTCTTGCACTTGCTACTGTACCCTCTAAAGTAGTTACTTTACCCTCCACAGTAGTTAATCTACCCTGTGCAGCTAGAATTCCTGTGTAATGTAGTTGTAAATCACTTATAGCCGTGCTTCTCCATGATTCCAAACTATTAATGCTGGTTTGAAAAGGTGTTATATAGCTATTTACATCATTTATTAACCCTGTATTGTTTGTTATACGTATATTATGCTCCGTAATCGACTGTTTTGCAGCTGTTAAATCAGCTGTTAGGTTTGCAATATCTGTATTTACAGGAGTAAAGTCTACTTCTAAACTATCTAATCCTTCATAAATTGAAGTAATGTTATCTCTCAACCGTTCAAAATCAAGCTCGTTAATATTACGAGCAACTGTGTTACCAGCAGCCCAAGCTCTAGCCTCACCCTCACGTTGCACACCACGAATTACGTCATACAGAATGTTACCTTCTTTTCTACCGTAATGAATAGTTTCAGCACTCTCTGTTGTACCTATTGTAGCTTCATTTGGAGCATCAGGTAAAACGCGTCCATCCACAACTTCTATAGTTGTGGATGATTCACTAATTGCTGTTAGTAGCATAGTTGAAGGGCTATAAGGCATTCCAGGATGCATAGGTTTCAATACTATACTCATTGGTTACTCTACCTCCTCGATTTTCAGGTTTTCAAATGTAACTGTCCATAAGGGTGCAGTAACACTGTATGGTATTTTGTTGTCTATATATTCAATAACTGCTAACTCGATAGGTTTTGTTTCCTCATCGATGTATTTAAAAGTTAATTGAAAACCTGTAACTGTGTCACCTAATTTTTTTCCGTTTAATCTTATTTTTGATGGACATGGTATCATGCTATAACTCCTCCTTTTGATTGTATAAAACCTTGTATATTTATAGTTAATTGTATATAAGCTGGTTCATTTGGTACTATTTCGAATACATGATTTCGGTTTCGTGGAATCATGTTAAACTCATCAAAGAGCCACTCTGTTATAACATTATCCCAGTTTCTACCAGAAACTGTGAGTCTTGTAACTCCATTTACACGTATCGAAAATTGGGTAGGATTTCCAGCCCTTGTGATCGCGGGTGTCAATGTGTGAGTGTGGTTTGGTAACGTAAAGCTATGTGAATGAGCAGCAACTTCAAGTCTGTGTGTGTGGTCATTTAATGTCACATGATGTTGATGCCCAGGAATTGTTGTTGAGTGTTGATGTGTTGGAATTGTAACTGTGTGTGAGTGCCCCCTGATCACAATTTCGTGAGTGTGACTAGGAATATTAACTGAATGTTTATGATTCGGTATAGAGAAACCATGTGTATGCCCTCTGATCGTAACGTTATGTGAATGAGGAGATACTGTGTATTTGTGTTGATGATTTGGAATTGATACCGTATGCTCATGTGTTGGAATCTCGACTGTATGAGTGTGCCCAGGTATTGTGAAATCATGTGCGTGGTCTGGTAAGTCAAGCCTGTGTCTGTGGTCTGGTACCGAAAACCCATGTGAGTGCTCTGGAAGATCTATAGTGTGTGCGTGTGCTGGTAAGGCTATATCGTGTCGGTGATCTATACTAAGCCGTACATCCCAGCTGTGTATTTCATGTACGTGTGACAACGGATACTGTGTTAAGGTACCTCCAGGAGGAAGACCAGACGACGTACCTGTACCTGTTCGCATGCCACTAGGACTAATAGTTCTAGTGCCTCCAGATATCTGTGTTGTAGGGTTTCTGAACTCAAAGTCTCGTGAGGTAGGTGCACTTTTGCCCCCTCCTCCAGTGCTAGTATTAGTACCTCCTCCATCCCACGAAGTTATATTAATACCTCCACCACTTGAGGTAGACGTCGAATTTGACCCTAGTGAGGTTACAGTAGGAATAATTCTTGCTACAAGCCTAGAAGTTGGGGTTATAAGTCCTCCATTTTGCGTTGTCGATTCGGTAGGCGTGTGAGTTACAGCTGTTGCCGTGTATTCAGGGGCACTAACTGTTGTGTCTGATCTAAGACCACCGTCACCAGAAGAAAGTGTGTTAGCTCCTCCAGCTCGAGTTGTAGGAATGTGTTGTGGTTCAGAAGTAGTTGAGTACACAACTTGTGGTTGAGAAGTTGAAGACCAAGCTTGCGAACTAGTAGTTGTAGTAGTGCTAGTTGTACCTCCTCCGCCCCCTGAAGTTACGTTGAAACTTCCGCCACCAGCTGTTGTATCTGATCTTGATCCACCACCACCTGTAACACCAAAGGGCATCCTAAACGGACCCACTTCAACTTGTAATCTAACCCAATTTATAATAACTAAATCTTGTGGTATAAAGACATTTAGTCTCAAAGGCTGATTTGCGTCGGCATTGTCATACCAGTGACTTTGCCAAACTTGGGTTGCTCCTTGTGCGTATGTCATTTCTATACGTTGTCGATTTATCATATCGGCTACTGTGCTAGCTATATCTTGTGGTTTATTTGCTAAGGTAATCCTAGTATCTGGAACTTCATCATGATACCAATTTATACCTGTTATATAAGTTCTCTTAAAGCCTACTATGTCAACACAAGCCCCAATAAAAGGTGTCAAATTGTTGCCATAAGTCAGTACTGATAAACCAACTGTATATTGTTCAAAAGGTTCTTGCATCTCATGCAACATAGCTTCAGCAGCCTCTTTCAGTTGCTGTGGATCTGTGTAGCGTCTATCTGTCCAAATTCTGGACACAAGCCCATATTTTGCTATTATTTCTGGAGGGCTTTCTATATAATCAATCCCGTTATTAACCCTCTCGATCGTAAGTTTATTGATACCTTCACCATAGCCCCTAGGATAAATTCGAGTTGCAATTGTAGTTGCATCAGAGGTTTTAACTAATTGCAATCTATTAAACCCTTCTCGAACATAAACGTCTGGTAGAGCATCAGGTTCAATTCTTCTTAAATGTACAACAAAAGGATACTGGGAAGTGTCAAAAGTCCAAATATAAGTGTCTACAAATCTGTTTGGAATACTCATTAAAGCACTTAAAACAGATTCATCTGTCCATCCATACTCAAATTGTCGAGTAAATTCACAAATTCCTAGTCGCCAATTTGTTGTAGTTTGAAAACCAAGGACGTAGTTAATTACGTCCCTAGTAAAAACTCCAATATTACCGACTACGTGGTCGTTAAGCAATACATCATCTATTAAAAGAGCAAACACATGTTCAGCTCGATATTTGTAGTCACCTTTTTCAGTTATAGTTAGACTACCATGCATTATACGATATAAGTCACCATTTTTGTACCTAACTAAATTGAAAGGTTCGCAAAGTTCATTTTTTTCATCATTATAGGGTAACACAAACTCTAAATAGTTGATACTATTAATTTTTAGTTCTTCAGCAACCCCATAAACATTCTCAAGAATGCCAATTAATTGTCTATTTCTAGTATAGACTTCTAATCGTGGTTTAGATGAACCGCTCATTATAGATCACCTCACCTTCTAAAGTTGTGTTATTGCCAGGTGTTATTTGCAATGTAGAAGCCCATCGATTAAAGAAAATCCAATCGAATCTTGCTGTATGAATAATATTTTTACCTGTCCCATCAATCACGGTGTAGTAGCCACTATCAATTCTGATCTCTCCATTTGGCGGTATAACCACATCAATATGTTGAATCACAAAGTCCATTAAACCTACAAGTCCTAAATGTCTGAATGTTGTAAATTTGAATCTTTGTACATACATATATTTTGACAAGTATGCGTATTTGTCAAATTCGGTCAATAAGTTGCGTCTAGTGTGGAAAAGAGACCCCATTTTGAACTCACCTTCAAAATTGTCTTGAAGGTTACGAGGTTCATGCATATATTTACCAATCCAGCAATCAAAGTTGACTTCAATTGTGTCAAATCTCCGAACAGGAATTACAATATACATCATGCTTTCCATAAGTATATAGAATCGTGGCTGTCGTGTCATTGGTAAAAATTTACCTACAATAGTCTCATTGCCAAATGCAGTATTTAAACGTCTCGTCGTATTTATAAGCGTTTGTAGATCTGATTCTTGATTAAATATGGTTGTTAATTCACGAGGTTCGTGCATATACTTACCTAGCCAACCACCAAAATCCACTTCTATTTGATCAAAACGACGAACTGGAATTAGTACATGCATATCTAGCCAGTTCTCTATTGCAAACTCGAAATAACGCGATTGATGTATAAATTTTCCAATAAGACTTCTTTCTACTTCAAAACCTATTTCTGCATATAACGATCTGAAAATAAGTTTTCTAATATTAGATTCTTGATTGAATTCTGTCAACAAGTCTCTTGACTCGTGCATATATTTACCAATCCAAGTATCTGTGTCAATTTTAAACTCAAAATATCTACTTGCGTTCCATAAAGCATGTAAATCAGACTCTTGTTCAACCACAACTTCTAATTCACGTTGTTGTGAGATCAAAATTTTCAAATCTGTTTCTTGATTGAATAATATTCTACCTTTGAATCGACAAAAGAACACCGTTTTTACACTTGTGTCAATATAATAGTCAAAAGTTGCAAAAAGTTTGCGTTGTACATAAATATATTTTCCAGCATAGTAATCTCGACGTATGCTAATAACGCCTCTTCTGGAAACAAAAATTGAGAGTGCGACATCAATGTAACCATCAAACTCTGTTTTTAAACGTCTCTCTGCTTCCCTTTTTGACCAAACATCTGTCCACATGCCAAATTCAGTAATTCCAAAAATCTCTCTAAAGAATACTGTTTTTTCGCTACCTGTAACATAGTTGTCAAATTCTACTAATAAGTTGCGTTGTTCTACAATGTGCTTGCCAATCATTGCATCTTGATTAAATTCAAATTCCCAACTACGACTTACAATCATAGCTCTATGCAACTTATGCTCACCGTCAAACATCTCTAATAGATCTCGACTTTCGAACATCTGTTTACCTAATATTATATCATATTCAAAGTTAGATTGCAAGTACCTAGATACCCATTTATAAATATTTCCTATTATTTCAACGTTAAATTCAGAAGTTAGGTTACGTGTCTCATGGATATGTTTACCAATATTGTCCAGAGTACTTAGTTCAGTTATGCCTTGTCGAGTAGCATTCCACAAACCAGTTAAGATACTTTGTTGCAAGATGCTAACTTCTAGCTCTCTGCTTTCCAAAATTGCACGATGTATTTTAGCACTTGCATCAAATTCTGTTGCCCACCCGAAAGGATTTGGAATCAGAATTTTTAAATCTGAACGTTGATTCATGCTCACTTTAAGACTACGAACAGTATAAATTGGAGGAATACCAGACATCCTGTTAAATCTTGTAAGATTAAATCTTAAAAAAGAAGCATCTGGAGATAGAGTTAACCACGTTTTAAAGTCTGTTCTACCAGCTCTTTTGTGCCAAGTTATACTTGCAGAACTTACTTGACTTCTAATTTGCAGTGTTGCTTTTCTAGTAACAGGTAGTTTAACTTGAACATCAGCTTCACACTTAAATGTTAGATTACCTCTTCTACTTCTACTCAAATTAACTTCCAAAGTAGTATCTGTTTCAATTGTAATACTCCCATGTCGAGATTTAAACATTAACGCAATTAAATTTGTGTCACTTTCAAAATCAGAGACTCCTAACCACTGCACGTGAATGTATAAGTGCCCAATAACTTCTTTTTGAAAACAGATTCTTCTATATCTTACAGCTTTCAACGCTATTTCATTTGTTCGATATAAGTTGAACCTAGATAAGTTGAAACTTTGTAGTCCTGTAAACACGGTAGCCAGGTTAACTTGTGACCTTTGTCTCACGTGTGACATACCGAACCTAGTTGTAAGAATCTCTTTTCTTATACCTCCAGAACCTTCAAATTGAGCTAATCCGAATCTATCTACTGAAATATACCACACTCTAAAACCAATTATTTCACTAAATATTTCTGTAACCCCGTCAAACGATCTATTTTCCAAAATTAAGGCATCTACTTCATTATCTACCTCAACCATGCCTATCCGTTCAAAACTTGATAAAAGCACCATTTCTGCAAGCATATCGAACATAGCTAGAGCATCTACACTTGTACTGATCAAAGTACCTAGGTGTATATCAGCACTCAATATACTTGCACCAAGTCGAACTTGATGTATATATACATGCATTTCTACTTTCTTGTCAAAACCAGTTGTAAGCCACCTAACTGCAAATCGAACGTTCTCATTTGTTTGTTCTAAATTAAATCTTGCTCTATTAAAAGTCTGTAATCCTGTAAACTTTTCGTGTAGTTGCAACAATCCTCTTAATTTTAAGTATCCTATAAGCTCTCTATTCACAAAAATGTTTTTGTAAAGTTGCAGCTGTTTTTCAAAAGACACAATACCTTGTAATGATCTATTCGAAAAAGATATTTGTTGGAACTCAATTTCACCTTCAAAATTTGCAACACTACTTCTTGTAACAGGTATAAACATATGCACAAAAGCATCATTAAAAGTTGAAACAGAACCAGTTCTTTTAACGTCAATCGTACTTATAAAACTTGCCAAGCCACTCAAAGTTACGTGACCAGCAACCAATCTATTCCAATAAATGTGGATTTCAACCAATTGTGATAACTCAATTTGACCTTTATTTATCATTGGAATATGAATAAACATCTCTGCTTCTTTGTGAACTTCAAGTTTGCTAAATCTTGCACATTTTAAAGCAAACTCTTGAACAGTAGGCCTATTGTAGCCTGTCAAATTGATTCGGTTTAATCCTGTGAATAGATTGTAAAGGTTGAGAAATATACGATGTCTTGTATGGATTACAAGTCGCCTTTCTACAACAAAAATTTTATGCATATTTGTTGTCATGTTAAATTTTTGCGACCCTTTTCGCACAACCCTGATTGTGATTTCTAAAGGTGTGTTAAATCCAGAGGTATTAAACCGTCTCTTTGACATACATATATTAGTTTACAGCTAGTTCAAATTCGCCGATATTTGATTGAGGTACATAATTTTGTAGTAATTCTTCTGGTTGAGGATGTTGAAACTTGAATATAATATTGCCTCCAACTGGAGCATCTACTACAGCATCCCAAACCCACATGCCCCAAGTCGATGTAGGCGACGGAAATCTAACCAATGCAGTATTAGCAATACTTGTATAATCTCCAACTTGTACTTCAGGCTCTCCGAAAGTAATAGGAGGTCTTGCATAACTTGCACCACTTAGTTCTACACCAGTTCCTGTTGGTTCCCCATCAAACAGTGCCCAATGAGGTAAAAATCCAGTAATTGGAATGTCTCTCCAGAGGTTGAATATAGCAGTTTTGAAGTAATCTGAAGTGTCTCCAACAAGGAAGAATAGCACATCTCCAGCATAGATAGAAGGTTGTTGTCCAGCTCTAATTTCAAGAGGCACTTGAAGTTCCCCATACACGAGCATGTTACCGCCAGTTAAAGCATCAAACAAACCAATATGTCTAACAACACCTACATCTGTTGGAGAAACTTCCCAAAGTAAATCTGCAACATTCCTTGTTCCTATACCTCCAGATTCGGGAACAGGAGCAGTAAAATCAATTGGTTGACGTTCATAGCCCGCATAAGTGATTTCTGTCCCCATGTTTCCAGCGTTTGTTGGATCTGTGTGGAATAAAGCTAGGAACAAGTTAGGATAGCCTTCAGCGGTTATTCCACGAAAAGTGTTTAATATTTGTCTTTCAAAAAAATGAGTACCATACATAATATTGTAGCCTCCTTATTATTTAAATGTTTAAATTGGTCTTATATGTGAAACTAGTGTTAATGTAACTCCTACAATAGGAACACTAGAATTATTTTTTAGATATATTGCAGTTGGTGTTTCAGCAGTACCACCATAGTCAATTTCTTGTATACCTTGTGTTACACGTTTTGCTAATTGAGGACCATACGCAAAAGGCTCACAAACAAATGGTAACACGAATTTATTGCGTACATGATTCTGATAGACTATCATGGAAGGGTCTTCCATCAGTTCACCAATATAATACTTTTCTGGTTCATCCCAAATTCGTAACGTACTCCGTTGTGACAACCAAAATATGATCTCTCTCATTTCAGCTTTTGTGTATTGATCTCTTTCAGTTGCACAGTCTAAAGTTACAATTCTATTTTGATAGAATTTCCTACCAAAGTCGTATTCACCGTCTTTAAAAGGAATAACTTGCGACCTATATCTTTTTTGAGGTGCAAAGTTTTCAGATACAATAACTTTAATACCAAAGTCATCGTAGCTATTGCGAATACCGAAAGAAAAGCTATCTCTAGGAAGATCAAATGCTTTCTTATCATCTATAGCCATTATCTCACCCCCAAAACAGATATACCCAAATTCCTCAATTCCCTTGAAGTTGCGTCTGCAAATTCTCTACCAACTGAATACGCATCTGCATAACTTTCTCCTGAACTTTCGAGATGTACATGCATTTCAAGATGAGGTGCTATTTCAGTTACTTCATTTGTAGTAGAACTTGTGCCTAAAGACATACTTCGGTTACTGTCCATTAAATCCGCAATTTCAGTATCTAACATGCTAAAAGCACTTGCTAAATCGAGTACTTCGTCATGAATGTCATCTAATCGAATATAACCTAAGTCTTCTACAACATCAACCAAACTACTAACTGCATACATTAGCTCATTAGCACCATCATAAAGTGCATCCGACACATCTGCTGAAAAAGCAAAAGGACTTACACCCCAACGATCAGGTTGATAGTTGTTCCAAGATTGGGTTCTTTCAAGCTCTCTTTGTGCAGATTCTACTGCACTTCTTGCAGCATTTGCTAAGCTGTTAGAAATTTGCCAGTTATTGGATTCAATACCTTGCACAATTGCAGTTATAATTGAAGAACCTACAATTGCGTATTCTGTGTATGCCAAGTAATTAAGTTCTCCAGCTAGCATTCTAATTTCATTAGATGTTGAGTCCCGTAAAGCTTGTAGCTCCTGTTCTGCTAGGCTCCTAGCCTGTTTGTAACCATTTTCAAAAGCGTCTGTAAGAACACCTAGTTCCGCATTGGAAGATTGTGCCATTTGTGCAATAAGATTTGCAGATTCGGGACCCATTCTTCGTAGTTCACCAAGAAGCCCCTCTGAAATACCTCTTTCAACTAGTCTTTCCAAGTCTTTAGCCCATTGCTCCATAGCCTTAGTCTGTTCAAGTAGGTTGCTAGCCATAATCAAAGTTTGAGATTTGGTACTAGTTTCGATTGCTTGTGTTAATAACTGTTGAGTAGTTTCCATTTCCATAGTTTTCTTGATTTGGTCACCAAGTAACTTTTCATGGTCTCTACCAGCCCTTTCAGCATCTCTTAAGGCTCCGTTGACCTCATTTAAAGCCTCACGGTTATCTCTATGCTTTTGGGAACTTCTCTCTGTTGAATCATCCAGTAGTTTTTGTAGCCTGTTTTTCTCTTTCAATAAGTCGGCATGAGTTTCATGTTGCAATCTAGCCTTGTCAATCTCAACACTAATATCAGCAAGTTCCAGCTTATTTTGCTCATATGCATTTGTTAATCTTTCAACTTCTTTAACGTTCTTATCAAGCTGTGTATCTTTGTATTGAATTTTGTCGAGCATATTGAAAGTTGCAAAAAGAGCGTCTGTTCGTTTTTCAAGAGCATTTGTATACTCATCTTCAAGTTCGATCATACGTGATATAATTCTACTTTGTTCAGTATACACGCTCATCATAATCGCTTTTTGGCGGTCAAAGACTCGTTGTTCTATTTCAACTCTTTCATCCCCCGACAGATCAAGCTCTCTCAACATCATGTCTAAAAGTAGTAACTCGTCATCTACAGTCATGCCTAGGTGTTCCATACGTTTGTCCATCCAGTCCACTGCTGAAATGTAACCGTCCTCATCAAGAGTTTTTCTAAAATCTGCAAGATATCTTAACCCAACTTCTAACTTACTCATAGCTTCAAATTCAGCCCAAGTTATCTCTTCTATGGTGTCCATTCTTGCGTACATCCATTGACTGGTTGCCCAAAATTCCTCTTCAGCTAAAGCTTTTTTGAGTTCAGTTGAACGCACTCTCTCTTCAAGCTCTTTGTTCCACGTGTCATTAGTTTCTCTTGCAGCCTCAACCTCTCTGTCAAGTCGTTCCTCAATCAGCTTCAGATTTTCCCAATGCTCATTTTCTGCAAGTTGCAACCTTAAATCGACACCAGCCTGATCAATCTCATTTCGAAACAACGTTTTTTCAGCATGCAATTCCAAGTACTCATCCCAAGTTGCAGATTGATAGTCGATCCAATCACTAGTTGACTCTGCATATTGATCAACCCACGCAACACAGGCATCATGCACAGCAGAAGACATTTCTGTTGCAGCTTGCACAGCAATAGGTGTTCCTTCTGTTATACCTCCAGCTATACCTAACGCAATTGGGATACCTACAGTATTGAGCATTAATCTTGAAGGAGAGTTTATTTGCAAGTAAGATTGCATTGCAGTTTGCACTACACTTGCAATTTCTGTTGCAACTTGTCGTACCTCGTCCTCTCGTTCTCGTAATCCAGCAATCAAGCCAGACATGGCATTTGAACCAATACTTCTTAAGTCAATTGATTCCCAAGGTTGCATAAAAGCACTTATTGCATTAGTTGCAACTTCTCCTAAAGCAGCTATTTTCTCTTGAATACCTTGAAGTAACCCGTCTACTAAGAATCCACCTATGATCATAGTTTCTCTAGCTGGTGAGTTAATTCCAGCTGTTGCTCTTAGAGAATCCAAAAATCCTAGTATAGAATTCCTACCAGATTCATTAATAATATTTGTTGAACCGTCTATACCTCCAGCTACACCCTCGTTCAAACTAGATCCTACTCCAGGAAGATCAGATTCTTTGACTTGTCGTAACATTGCAGTTACACCAGAATCTACAGCACCTTCCATCGCGATATTAATAGCTGAATTAGTTTTTATACCTTCTGCAACGCTATTGATCATTTCATCTATGCCATCACCGAAAGTCCTAAGTTCAGATTTTGTAGCTTCTGATATTGCTTGCATAGACATGTCGTATGCGTAGTTTAGTTTATACAATGCGTCTTGTGTGCCATACAAAACTTCGTCTAGTAGAGGTAATGCTTGTGGACCCATTTCTCTAAACTGATTAACTAGTCCCTCACTAATAGTACCTTCAGCAGCCTTACGTTCAAGTCGTTCAATTTTATCCCCGAATTCGTCCATTCGATTTGCGTAGTTCATAGTAGCTTCAGCAGATTCAAGTAGGTTAGCTGTTAGCGTAGCTAATGACATATCCGACGCTGTTGCCATTTGTGAAAATGTATTTGTAACTGTGTTATAGTGAACTTGAAAAGCAGCTTCTACAGCATGCACAGTTGCTCTTTGTTCCTCCAACTTTTGAGACATTGCATCAGCAGCGTTTTGAGCCTCTACGTACGCTTGAACTTGATCGTTAATGCTACTATTAAGTTGTTCCTGTGAACCTATATTTTGTTCTAGGGCACTTCTGTAGTTTTCAACAACAATCTCTGTCTCTCTAATTGCATTAATTAGTGCTCCTTGCTCTGTCCTATTCAAAACAGTTCCAGATGTTTGACGTGCTTGCATAGTTGTCAATGCACCAATTGAATTTTCAAGTTCCCGATTCAATGTCATCTCTTCTTGTTTCAATCGGTTACGCTCTTCCGCCATTGCATTAAGGCGATCACCCTCGTTTGAGGCTGTGACAAATAAGTGCATAGCTTCAGTAGATGCGTTGAGTGCCATTGCGGTTGTGTCAAAAGATAGCCCAAGTGCTGGTACTGCTTTATTTAATTCGTCTATGTTATTTTGTAGTTCATGCATTTCAGCAGCATTCAAATGTTGCTTTGCAGAAAGTCTTCCGATGGTCTCTATAAGTTGCAAATTATATTCATTGTTGTCTCGAATAGCATTAGAATTGTCTTTGTAAGAGTCTGCACTTTGTGCCATTGCATCCATAATTCGAGCTTGTGTCACAACGTTTTTCTCTGTAATATTGTTAAACATTTCAAACTCTGTACCCAACTCTTGAGTACGTGTCCTAAGATATATTGCAGCAGCGGCGACACCAGCAATTGCAGCTCCTGCTGCAATGATAGGATTAGCTAACATAACTGCTTTCAACGCTACAAAAGCACTACTTAGCCCCCCTAGAGCAGTTACTTTAGCTCCAATTGTTGTTATTACTCCAGCAATTGCAGTCTTTAAACTTGCAAAACTTATTGCAGTTATTGAGGTTCCCAAAGTTAAGAACGCTGTTTTGGCTGCTGCTAAAACAGGTAGTAAAGTATGAATTGTGATTGCAGCAGCAACAAAAGCTATAATTGCAACTGTTGCAACTTGCATAACTGGATGCAAGTCATCAAAATGTATAACTAGTAGAGCTAATCCAGCAACTGCTAACATAATTGGGGCTTTAAACGCTATAAAACCAGCTTTTAGAGCTAATAGTTGTACCTTCATTGCGGCTAGTGCAGTACCTACAAAAGCAAACTTTGCGGCTAGTGCAGCCAAAGGAGCAATTAAAGTTGCTAAATTAGCTTTTAAGAGAGTAAATTGTGCAATTAAAGCCATTTTTGCAGCTGTTAAAGAACCCGCTACCCCTATAAGAGCAGCTAACCCTCCATTCAAAGCAACCAACATACTCGTTAAAGTTGCAACTACCTTCATCCCAATAAAAGCAGCAGTAACAGCTATAATTAAAGGATTTAGTATTAATAAGTTATCAGCCATAAACTTAATAACTTCGACTACTACAAAGAAAGCAGCTACCAAAATAGTACCTATTAAGTCTGCTAAGCCAGCAAAAGCCTGTAAAACTATTGGTAGATATTGTATCAAGCTTCCAAAACTTGTAATCACAGAAGCTGTTACATCAGCTAACCCCCTCATTGCAATTACTAGCAAAGTGCCTATTGTACTTGCAATTGACCCTACTACTGCTCCTAAAGCCCCTAAAGTTCTGTCTAACCAGCCATTAGCCTCATTCCATTCACGCATGTTATCGATCACATTCGTTACGGCATTAATGATAACTATAATTGCTGATATAAACTCATGAACAAGTATTGAAACTACACTTCCAATTGCACCTAGAATGTTTGAAAATGCGTTCCCTAAACCAGAGACAGAATCTCCAGCTGAACCTGTAGAAGCAACTAACCTAATACAAGACTCAACTAACCTGTCAAATGCTTCTAGTAATCTGGACATATTTTGTGTTACTGCAACTACTATTGAAGACCCTAATTCTGCTAACACTGCTAGTAACCCATATAAAAAGCCAGCACCAGCAATAACTGTTAAGTTAATTAGTTTTTCGGCAAAAGTTGCAAATCTAGCAATTAAATCTTCTACTAAGGGTCGGATCATCCGTAACGACTGTTTTAGCGGGTCAAAAGCGTTCCCGATACTATTTGTCTCGATTGTACTAAACAAAGCCCTTAAAGCAGTAATACACAAGTCTACAAGAGACGCAAATACGTTGAAAACAGTAGTAGCTGTAGCTTGTAAAGCTTGCAAACCTCCGTGTAATGCTCCTCCAGGCTGTAAAGCTTCTGCAACGTCCCACAAACCTTCACCAACAGAGTCTAGTACACCTAGAACAGCCACTTCTTGACCACGCCAAATATTGATCATAACCTCTTCAAAAGCATTCTTAACTTTTCCTAAAGATGTTGTGTATCCTGTGTTCATAATTTCAGCCATGTGCATAGCTGTTCCTACACCTTCGAAAGCATAGTTAGCATTGTACATTGCAGCAATGTTGTCTTGCCAAGCATCTGTGTTACTCATTAAAATATCTATTGTTTGTTGAGCATAGTTTGTTGAGAATAGACTACTTAAATAGTTAACTTTCTCTTGTTGCGTACCTGTGCCTTCTAACGCATCAATCGTATCTAACAAAATGTCGTTTAATGGTCGCATTGCTCCTGCTGAATCAAACACACTAATGCCCAAATCTTTCATTGCCAAATATGCAGCTTCTGTTGGAGTTGCAAGTTGTGACACTACTTGCTGGATACCACGTCCAGCAGCTATGCCTTGCATACCTCCAGTATACATTGTTGCTAACGCACCCGACATCTCTTGAATACTTGCTCCTGTCATGTTCATTGTAGGAGCGATCGTTATTACAGCATCTTGCAGTTTACCAAGGCTCATTCCAGAGCTTGCAACAACTTGTGAAAAGGTATTAACATATTTATGGGCTTGATCTACATCAGAATTAGTCTTCATCAATGCTAATCCCAAAAATTTAGTTGAAGAGGTTAAGTCGGTTCCTGTTGAATCAGCAAGCAACATTGCTTTATTCATCAATTCAGTACTCTCTGAAACAGTTCTACCTTCAACTGCAACCTTACTAAAAGCATAGGCTATATCTGTAGCTGTGTGTACTCCAGCTTTTGACATATCTCTAAAAGCGTATTGCAGCTTCTCCATTTCCGCGGTAGACATGCCTGTACGAGCCTCGATAGGAGCTAACGCATTATTAAAAGCTACACCAGATCCAATAACAGCTGTTTGAAAATCTTGCCAAGCACTTGCAGCACTTGCAGCCCAACCAGCAATTGACTTAGTTAAGTCACCCATACCTCGTTCTACCGTTGTGGTTTCCAAACTGGTTGCAATTTTAATTGTTCCGTCTGCACTCATTCATTTCACCTCCTAACTGATCATATTAATTTAAATTTAACTTAACTTAGCAACAAAGTAAACCAAGTTAAGTTAAATTTAAATTAATTTTGACATAAAATCAGAAATAGCTTGTGCTTCTTCAGCTGATACTTTTTCAGGAATCTGTACAGCTTTTTGAGCCTTAACTAATTTAGCTTTTTCTTTACCTTTAAATTGCGATAAATCTTTCGTCCTTAATTCAACTTTTTTCATAAGTGGTGTTTCGTTGGATAAATTTGCAAACAAAATTAAGAATTTGTACCAATGCAAATACTCTACCTCAATCAAGTCAATTTGGTAGTCTGCAATAAAACTAACATATATTTCCTCTGCATCAAACTCAAAACATATTTGAGGAGGTTTCTTATTCTCCTCCTCATCCTGTCCCTTTTTAGCCTTTTTAAACTCCGATAACATGTTGTTTTGTTTTGGAGGTGTTAAAAAGTCTTTAAGGTGCACTAAAGCTTCTTGTATCTTTGATTGCTCTGGAATAGTACTGTAAAAGTGTCTTAAGGCAAGCTGTGCCTTTCGAACATCAGAAAGTTCATTATCACTATAAATAGCCAACAACTTCAGAGCAACCCGAAAATCAGTGTTAATACTTGTGTCTACTCCTTCAAGTTGCACTGTTGTTGGAAACAACTTGTGTTTCTTTCGCCAAAGGTTAAAAAAGTCTCTACTCATATTTTGTGTCAATGTCTTTAGCATATGTTTGAACAATTGCTGTAACAATATCCTTGTAAAGACCAATCAAAGGTAGTATTCCTACACTTTGACCTTTTGTGATAATCTCTAGTGCACCCTCGCCCAACATAGAATCTATAGCTCTTTTGATCCCATCTAGTGCAAGTACAATACTATCAGTCATATCTGTGTCGATGCTAGAAGCGTCTTTCAAATCAGCTATGTGAGCAAAAGGAGCAAACAATTTCTCTAACTCTACTGCTTCTATTAAAACATCTGTATCACTTCTAAAAATTTGAAATCTATCATCATTTACGTCCAAATATTTTGCGTCTGCAACTTTAAAATTAACTTTTTGCATATATTATCTTCCTTTCTACTTGCCGAATAGACTAAACTCTTCTGGTGCTGGAGTTTCTGGTAAGGTTGGTTCATAATATAGATCATTTTTCAAAGGTTCTCCAGTCCATTCTGTCAAAGGAGTAAACTCTTTAGTAACTATGTTGAATACGCCAGGAACAAAATCACCTACGACATTCAAGTTACCAGATATTTCCACTATGTTTGTACCTTCACCAGAAACATCTGTAACTTCTACCGAAACTCTGAAAAGTCGTGCTGGATGCGTATTAGGTTCACTAGTTGCAAGGTAACCTTCAACACGTACATATGCACGTTCGGCATGCTGTGCCTGAAGTTGGTTACGTCCAATTGCATATATAGAATTAATAGCTTCTTCTGAAGACATCAGATCTGTTGTGAAAGGAAATTGAGCTTCATAACCTCTGATTACTGAACTTGCAGTTCTATCAGAAACATAAGCTCTTGTCTCTGCTTGTGCATTAGGATTTTCATCTAAAGCCGTAAAACCAGCACCCATTAGCACCCATTTTGGCTCTACAGGTGTTCCTACATTTAGGAAATCTGCAATCATGTTCCTTATTATTGTTCCTTTTGTTGTTGTTGAAAGTGGCATATTATAATTCCTCCTTATAATATAAAGTTGAATAAAAATCGTATCTTGCTAGATCGTTTTCATATTGATTTGAAACTTGTGGGGCATGTGTTACTACTAGTCTGTAGTCACTACACCTGTCACCAAAATCAGGGAAATTACCTTTTGCAGCCTGTTCTTTGATCCACAATTGCCAAGTTCTAGTGAGACGTAAATTATTAGTATTTGTATTGTCATCAACATTTGAAACTTGCAGCAATATTTGCAAAGCAAAGACGTACTTTTTAATAGTTGAGCCATCAATAAAATATTTTTCCACAGAATCTTCTACAGGTATAACACTACAGCTACCTTCTACACCCCTTAAAAAAGAGAATAAAAAATTGTCGCCATGTTCGGGGGGTCTGATCAACCATTCCCAAAGAGCCTCTTCTTTTACAGTTTCAAGTGTTGTATACAGCTCGTCATCAACCTCTTCGAATGTACTCTTCGACATCTTTTATTAGCACCTCTTTCTTACCCGCTCTTTTTCCAGCTTCATCCCATTTTGCCGACGCAAAAGGGTGTTTGTGACGTTGAAATTGAATATTAGTACCATCGTAACATTTTCTAGCGTAGCTAGCTTGATAGTGGATAATACCAAGTTGTCCTTCAGAAACGATGTTAACGCCATCGTTTGCAAGGTAACCGGTGTCCATGGGAGTGAAAGGATTGATCAAACGTCGCCATGTTTCAGCCATAAAAAGTACTGTTTGACCTTTTTTTCTAATCTTCTCTTCTATTATTGTAGGAACACTAGTTCTCCACTCCAATGTAAAATCGAGTGACATAATTATACCCCCTCTATTTTTACATGTCTTCCATGCATGACACCTATATTATAGTTGCAACTTTGTACTTGTATAAGAGCATATTTTAGTTTTTTGCGTAATTCAGGCAAAGTAACTATATCAGGATTTTCTTCATCTGGTTTTCCAATATCCCAAACATGTATTCCAGCAGCAATTAGATCGTCTGCTTGATAAGTGTAGTATAGAGGTCTTTCATCCTCGTCTAATGCAAGCCATTCGTCGGGCATTAAAAATTCTGGTGTGTAAGGAATCCTAAATACAGTTGTTGATATAATAACCCCTTCGGCACTTGCAGCCGAAAGGCGGTTGTAGTCGGTTTTTTGAGTACCTCGACAAAGTACAGGAAGGTTGAATCGGTAAAAGTCATTACCTTTGCGATTCCAGATTGTGATGTAAGTGTTAGCTCCACGCATCTGTAACCCTCCTAACTGTTTGACTTGCTTCAAAAAAAGTCATTAGTACTTGATTCAACTGCATTTGCAGCCTACCTGAATCGCAAGTATCATACTTTTCTGAATAGCCTTCGTTGTTAAATGCGATGAGAGCAGCTCCACTTTCTCCTGTAGCAGCTTCTGATCGGAAGTAGATATCTGCTATTGTGCAAATTCCTCGGATGTTTCTCTCCGCTAAATCGTCCCACAAAATTAGCAGCTCTAGTTCCTCTTGTATGCCATCCTCGGTAATGTCATTTTCATCGTCTTCTTCTAATTCGGAAGGGTCCCCATTTTCCTCACCTTCAAACAAAGCTTTTTCATCTTCCTCTGAAAGTAGTACTAATTTGCCGTTTCGATTGCGAATAACAAGTTCTGCATCGTCTGGGAACATAATTGCACCTTCGGGCAAAACAATGATATCTTCCTCTACTTCTGGTTTGATCGGGGTAAAAGACCAAACAATTTTTCCCATGGTTGAATGTTGCACATATAAGCCAGCTCGGGTTATATATTCAACAAATCGATCCTCGGGTATAGTAGAGAAGCCTCTTGTTAAGTACATATTTAAAGTTACATGCAATTTTAAAGGCTTCTCACATTTAGTCATCTTTTTTGCTGTTATTGTGGTTATCAGCTATTTTTTGTTTTGGTGCTACAGGAATTGCTACAGATTGAAACCTAGCTCTGTTGGTCTTCCACATATCTGTTAACATAGGATTGCTAGAAGTTAGCTGATTACCAGTAACCAGATCTTTAACAGTCATTTTTTCGTTGTACATATAATCACACTCCTATTCTGCTAAAGAAGCAATAAGATCAGGAGTAACTACAGCAGTACCATAGTTGTAGTATAGTGAAACAGCCCAAGCTTCAGACAAAGGTATTCTTTCAGCAGCATATGTTCTCGGAAGAACTGGTTGTGCTACAGAACCTCTAACTTGTATCAAAGCTCTTGTTCCAGCTGGAAGATAAACAGAAGGCTCAATTTCAACGCCATGGAACCTGTTAATATTTTCACCATTTGTTAAGATGTGTGCATTGTTTACTCCATTGTCAAGATAATTTCTAAGTTGACCATAGAATTTCGGAGACGCTGTAATATGCAGCATATCTCTAGGAACCCCATCCACAAATTGGTTTTTAGTAGTTTCCAATTGTTGTATCATTCTTTCCATTAAATCCTCAATATTTTCTCCAGCTACAGTTGCAATAGTTGCACCATTGTCAACTCCAGTTTGAAAAAACACTCTTTCAAGTTCTCTTCGAATTGTTTGAATATGATTTGCAGCTCTTCTAGCTAAAAGACCACTAACGCCGTAAAGCATAATGTCTTTTTGCTCAATCTCTTCTACAATCTCACGGTCAACATCAAGACGAACAACTACAGGTTTTGCTTCAACCTTTTCGCCCATGTGTTTTCCTCTTGCAGTTCCATAAGTTTGCGAAACAGCATTCACAAAACGTTTGGCTTCCAACGAACCAGCAGAAGCTAGCCCTGAAAGCTCTTGATTTTTAAGTCTTGTTGAGATCATTTCTTGTTGAACGTTCTCAATTACCCAACCATATAACTCTTGTAAAAAATCTGTTCCTGTTTGTGTCCCTAACCCACTTAAAATGGAGAGGGCGGGCACTCTTGTTGTAAAATCAGGCATTTTTAAATCCTCCTTTTATCTCTTAAATTATTAAAGGTTGTTGATTTGCAATTTCAGTTTGGGGTGTTGTGGGTGCATGAGGTTGCATAGGTTGAGAACCTCCAGCAGCTCCTGTGCCACCACCAATAGCACCTGTTTCGAATAAGTCAACTCTAGGTTGACCTTCATTACTCAGTATTAAATCGCCAAAAATTTCAGCTCTGTTTTTACCTTCATATTCAGGCTTTTGCAAAGCTTCGTTCAATCTTTGACGGAAAATTAGTTCAGTTTCAGGAGTTACAAATTTCTTATTTAGACCTTTGAAGAACTCAACTGTTTCACTATCTCTTTTTAAAAGTTGAATCTCTGCAAAAGACTTTTCTTGCAAATCCTTTAAAGCTTTTGCATGTACTTTTTCAAGTTCTTTAGTTGAAGCTTTTAGAGCCTCATCTACGTTAGGAGCCTCATCAATCGTTTTTTGCAAGGCTTGTTTTTGACTTTCTAGTTCTGTAAGTTGTGTCTTCAAACTAGCTATGTGAGATTGCGACTCACCTATCGCTTTTTTTGAAGCAACAGCTTCTGCTTCAAGAGCAGCTAATATTTTATCTCTATCTTCATCAGGAATTGTGATATTATTATCAGTAAAAAATTTTATATTCATATAAACACTCCATTCAAAATTTATAAAAAACCACGTCGCGGAGGTAACCCCATTGCAGTATTAAATTTGTTATATTCTTGTTCAAGTAACCGTGCTCTTGTTCTTTCAATTCGAGTTGTAACTATATCATCTAACACTTTAAACGCATGTACACGATCATGTGCTTTTCTGATTGCTGTTTCCAACTTTCGTTGATGTTGTTGTGCTTCATATCTTGTAAAAGTGTTACCTTCATAGCCCCTTTCCCTTGCATCTTCACGATTAAGGGCTTGCAACTCTTCTCTTGAATATGCTGGAGTTGACAACCCCATTATTATTGCAAAAGATCTATGGTAACAGTTAGGTTCTTCCATTAACGGTTTTATTGTACCATAAAATTGAGAATCTGTAAACTGTAATCCTCCAAAATCATGTGTTGGTCTAAAACCTGAATGCCATGTGATTTCATAACCATCTGCACCAACTTCACGATGAACCCACTCGCTCTGCTGTTGTGAAAGTGCAGCTAAACCACCGAAAATCTCACGACGAACAGCTGTGTCTAATCGTTGTGAATAACCACTTTCCCAAAAAAGTTGCCGTAAACCTCTATCAGCCATGTTTCGAACAATACTACTTACAGATGTTGTAAAATCTTGTTGCCCTGTTCGTGCTTGCAAAATAGCATAGTCAATTGCTTGTTGGTAAAAATTACCAAGAGATTGCACCTTACCCGAACCATCCGAAAAACCAATTGCACTAAGATTACTAATGTTGCGAAAGGAATTAGAAGTTATGTTTGCAATAGACTCAACAAGTACACGAATAAATTCGTTTTCATTGAACCCACTCAAAACTGGTCTGTTTGGTGCTATGTGAGCTAACCTTTCAGCATCTCCATATTCATTTTGTGCAGAATAGTTGAGAATTCTTATGACTTCCTCATGTCCTAACTCTACAGCTTCAGCTACTTTTTTCTCAATTTTCTCTATATTAAATCCTATTCGTCGTAGTTCATCTAAGCGTCTTGTATCTTCTGAAGACACAGTACCAATTTCTTTAATATGTTCTACAATAATAGCAATTAAGTCTCTTTCAAGCTGGTGAAAATGTTGTTGTATTGAATCAGGTAAAGCCAGTAAAGCCTCTTCTGTCAACATAACTACTCACCGCCTCCATCATTAGGCACACGAAAATCATTATCTTGTAGCAATTGTGACACTGTTGGCATCATGCTCAATGCCTCTGCTTCCGACACTTTGTACTTCTTAGCCAAATATAACTCTGGTCTAATAAGTCCAGCAGCTACATCTTCCGCCATTGTGATCATAGACTCGTGAGGGTCTTTTAGCAATGAGTCATCCCAAACGCTTAAGACTTCAATACTATCTGGATTGACTCCTAAGTATACAGCAATTGTGTATACTGCATCCTCTAATGCCCGTTGCAAAGACACTTGATTTGCAGAAACAAGTGAATATGTTCTATGTTTAGATTCCCTAACTTCAGTTGCAGTCCTATCAGCAACATCAGGAGTAGAGAAAGTACCATGCATTAGCCCGATTGAATCTTCCACTAATTGTTGGTATTTGTTGAAAACTCTCAAAAAGTCATCTGTTCTAATTTCAGGACTAAATACTTCAAAGAAAGTATGTCCTTGCTTACTATCAACTTCCATTTTTACATAGAAGTCATTGTCAAGATGTGGAATTGAAGCCTTACTATCTATCGCTAGTCTATCAACATACAAACGACCCTCTTTAACTTTAAACTCACGTATCAATGCCGACAGTTGTCTATCTGCTAGTTCGATTGAAGGTATTGCCTTGTCAAATATAGAAACTCCATAAGGGCTTGATGGATCATGACTATTAGAAGTTGCTGGTTTGAAAGCTCCAAAGAGAGGTGTGCGAATGTTGTGTAAAACTTGCTCCTCTTGTAATCCAGACCATCTTTTGATACTTTGTAAGGTTGCAGCTGTATCGTTAATTAACGACGTGAGCATACCTTTTTGGTCAGCCCTATACAGAGAATTTGTAATTGTTACTGTACCATTCTCTCTTTCAAAAGTGTGGTATTCAACTCTAACAATATAAGCATCCCCAATTTTCTCATAATCTTTAAAATACACCTCAAGAATCGAACCATCCGTATCAACTGCTATGATCTCAAAGTCCTCTGGATGCATAAATGCCACATGCACAACACCATTTGAAATGTAAGGTTTTATGATTAGCCCACCAAAAGCTAAGCCATATTCAACTTGGTTACGAATATCCCACAAAATTTCACGAGTGTAAACCTCGTTTACAGCCCTGTTATTCTCGGGTTCACCCGTAACTTCAGATTGAAAATTTAAAGCAATTAATCTTGCAACCTCTCCACATGCAATAGCAGCAAGATTGGCACTATAGATTTTTGTTGGTACTAGCCAAGGAGCTTGATTAATATAGAGTTGTTTCCAAAGCTTCCTACGTCTCGCCATTTCAGACTCGACCAAATTGTGCTGTTGTGACAAAAGGCTTGAAGCTTGTGTAACAACTCCTAAACCCGATTGTGTAGCTCTACTTTGAAAAAGATTGCGTATTGATTTTATTATTGCATTAGCCATTCTACATACTCACCTCCTTACTTTCAATGAAATGGTTCATATAACGCTCAAAACTGTACTCAAATGCGTCACCTGTATCCTGATCATATGTGCCATCATCAAGCCTTGTGTCTACTGGACAGTTGTCTTTGTATCTTGCAGCCCTAAAATATTCTTTTAAAGTTTCGCACTCGTCGTCTAATAAATGAATCCTACGCTGTGAAAGAAGAGCTACCGTTGCTCTAATTCTATCCACAATAGGGTATTTTAAAGAATTGCGAATAGGGTACTTTGAATTTCGTTTTAACATATTGATTAAAAGTTGCTCTGCTGAATCTGCATACACAGCCCGTATAGCACCAAAGTCACGTTCGATACTCTCTGCAAAGTCCATAAACCAGTCGTATACGTCGTCTGGAGTTGTACCTCTAGCTTTGTGTCTCACACTACGTAATACAACTAGGTGCGAATAATTTTGCAAAGCTACAGTTGCAACAAATGCATGTGCAGACCCATTTTGACCCCAATCTATCCCTATATTTGTATGTTGAGGATAGTGCGTTTCCCATGTGTTGTTTGCGTAATTCCAGAGCATGAAAGTGTTGTTAGAACGATTGTAACTAACTTTTGTAAAATCCTCTTCATTATCTTGGAAAATCTTGTAAATTGCACCTTCCGCAACTACCCATTCACCTAGGACAAACCTACGATAAAATGTTGGAGAACCTTTGTACTCTGATATTAAGGCTTTTTTGTAATCCTCATCGAGGTTTGGGTTGTCATCCATTGTGAAATGCCAAATTTTGCGATTTGTAATTTCAGGTGACGTTAAAGGACCCTTGTAAAACCAGTGATGAGGTGTATCGGGGTTGCAATTTGCAAACACTTGTGCCCCTCGAATTGAGAGCCTTGCCATAAGTTGATTCCATACTACCTCTGGATAGGTGTTTGCTTCATCACAGTAAGCTCCAGCAAAAGTTGAACCTCTAAGGCGTTCCTCTGTCTCTACAGTTGAAGCCCCTATAATCCAAATACGACGGTCAAATACTGTCAATTCTCCACGCATTCTGTCGACCCACTTGTATCCTTTTTTTCCCACAAGATCTAACATGTCATTGAGAACATTACGCCATAGAGCACCCCTGTCCTTGCCCATCATAACAAGGTCACCTTTTGGACCATTCACAATGTAATCAAGCCAACGAACAGTACAGTTGACAGTTTTTGATGAACGAACAGAGCCATGTAAAATGCAAAGACGAGCATTTGAGTTGTTGAGAAAATCAATTGCTTTAGGACTGAATTTCCCTTCAGCAAAGTTTATACCCATGTAACTTGCTCCTCTCCTTTTTTTTTAGTTATTTGCAGAGCGTGCGATTGCTCCAGCTAAAGCTTGCAATCCAGAATAAGGCGTTTCTGGTTCCTTATTGTCAAGTAATTTTTGCAACTCTGCTAATGTTCTTACTGTCTGTCTTATTTCACTACCGATCATAACATATGCATCCATAATAGGCTTGCGTAAGAATCTTTGTTGATTTGCAAGTCCTTCAGCATCATCAGAATTATCAACATAGTGGTTTATTTTCCTACCGATATTCTTTAGTGTAATCATGTATTCTTGTGCAGATGCAGCTAGTAAGTCAGCCTCTTTTAACTTCAGTTGTCGTTGTATAGAACCAGGGAAAGTTCTTTCAGTAACTGGTTGTGTACTGCAAATTTCAGTTGCAACCAAATTGTCAAACTCATCCAATGATAACAGATAGCTTGAACATATTTCTATATGATGTTGTAATTTTGCTCTATTGAGATTGTAAAACTTAGCTACACTTGTGATAGGTTGACCAGCAAGAATAGCACTTTCAATGTCTACTCTGTCTGGGTTAGTGCATATGTCACATTTTGCTGTTGCCATACTTATCGTGCCTCCTTTAGGCTTTTATTTGTATCAGATCTATGATAACACACATGTCAAAGTTTGTCAACACATTTTTTACAATGTATTTTAATTTGCTTGACCCTCGGGGGTTTTTCGTGTGGGCGATATATTTCGGGGTAGTTCATATACTTGAAACCTTTTTTCATGTTTGATGTGAGCGTCAGTAGCTACTCTCTGTGGAGCTGCTCAAATTCGAGGGGGATTGCAATTTGAAATAAAATTTCCCGAATTATTTTCAAATTATTTTTCCCAAATATTTTCCAAATGAAATCAGAAATGCAAAATTTCAAATTTCCCGCATTTTTTCTTGCAGATAACCAAATACATTACCACACATATATTTTTGCAAATTTACCCTGAATTTTGAATCACACAAATATTCTAAGCCAATGAGATCATTTCGAGTCGAATCATTTAATTCCATTCAATTATTTTTATTTAAATAAAGTGTTGACACAGTCTTTTATCTATGCTATAATAATTATATAAGGTTGAGAAATAAATATTGCAAATAAAAATATAAAAACAAAAGGAGAAATTAATTATGAAAACTGAAATTATGAAAAGAGCTTGGGAAATTGCAAAAGAAGCAAATGAGGAATTCGGAGGAGGTTGCAAAGTTTATTTTGCAGAATCCCTAAAGCAAGCATGGGCTGAAGTAAAAGAAAGAGATAATCAAGAAAGAATTGCAATTGATAATGAAATAACTTTGAACACACTTAAAAAAATAGTAAGAGAGTCTTGGTTCACAATGCGTATAGAAAATGCTGGAGTTTATGGTCAACCTTCAGAGAATTTAAGTAATTATTTTATTGGTAAAAAAGCTCTAATTGTGATGCTTAATTCAGTATTTGATCAAAAATCAAATGGAAGCTTCCCAAATAGTACCAAATCAATGTTTGGAAATAGAGCAAAATGTAGATTTGTAAAGAGTAAACTTGAAGAATTGCTAGGCTAGGAAGCCTAGTCTTGCAACTATTCGCAAAAGCCAACTTTAACGAATAGTTAATTGTGACACATGGGGCTTGAAAATATGAAATCAAATCTAAGCATCTAAAAACGCGTTTTTAAGCAATCGAAATAGAAGATAGGGATTTGTATTAAGAGACTTAGCAAACGAGCTAAAAGGTGCTTTAATTTAACTCTAAAAGGTACGAGCCCAAATAAACTTGTAAATATACCAGGGCTGCTGGGACGTAAGTCCCTAAGGTCTACACACTAAAAAGGGCAAAAGCAAGGGGACTGTGACATATGCACAAGACAAGTGTGAAAAAACACTCTTTGTTTAGGCACAATCACAACAACTTTTCAGTGGCTAAAAAAAAGCATGGGCGAACTGCTAGCTTACTTAGTACAAGTCTTTTTGTATTTCAAATCCAGAGATTACTTTCTGGACTAATCCTGAACTTTAGAAACAAAACAGTAGTTTTAATCAGTTCAAAGAAAAGTTTTCATATAGTTTCTAATACATATTACGGTAACCGTCACCTCTATCCTATGTTATGTCATTTTGGCTTTTTTATTAGTAAGTGAACTAATATGTATTAGAAGAGTGCTTCGAGGTACTATATTTTGGGTTTTTTCACTCTTAGCCCCCTCACAATGACGGTTGCCGTAATAAGCCTACAAAACTGTATGGTTTTTAGTTTTTGAACACCCCAAAAAGCCTATGAAATGGGGATTCTTGAAAACTAGTACGTGTACCCGTAAAATACGGCGTTTATGACGTGTTAGCCAAATATGGGTAAAACGAAACAGGTAAAGTAGGTAACAAGAAAGTTCACATTCACCTACCCCCCGAAAAACCCAGTAAAATCAAGGAGTTGTGTACAGGACAGACTCGTATGTCACAGCTGCATAGGCGTATACATAGTTTTATATTTTGCTTGGTGCTACCTCTCAAAAAGCCTATGAAATGGGGATTCTTATTGCAAGCTAATAATTGCAAAATGAAAAGGCATTATTCTGTAGTTACCAAACCACTACAAAACAAGTAAAAAAAAAGTATTGACAGAGTTCTTCTGATATGCTAAAATGGTCTTAGTTAAGAGGCACGGGATTTTGCACAAGTAAAAACTCCGAACTTCTCAACTGCAAATAAAAACAACAGAGAGGAAGAAAAGAAATATGACAACATTAGACAAACTAAAAGAGCAAGCAGAAAGAACAGGTAGGTTGCAAGAGCAAGCAGAGCCTTCACGAATTCCAATTACGTTTATTGAACATGTGATTGACAAGCATCCAAAAGGTAAACCTTCATTAAAAGCATTAGCACTAGCAGTTGAAGAAAATCCTAAGAAGATATATAGGGTTGCAAAATATCTATATAAAGGAAGACAAATGCGAAAAAGAGAGAACAACTGGTATGCGATTGATAATTTTCTTAGAAATCGAATGGCCGACCCAACAGATATAGCACAATTGACTGCAATTGTTTCGAGAGCACATGAAATTGATATTGAGCTAACAGCAAAAGATAGAAGAAGAACTGGAACAGGATTTTATTCACAAGTTAAAGATATTGAATTAAAAGGAGGCAAATGGTATCCAAAAAGACGTGAGGCATACATGGAGTTTCAGCCAGAATCAGATCAAGAGCCAAATCCTCTGTATCACAATTGTTTAGGTTTAAAAGGTATTGTCTATCGAATGGTGTACCAAAGTGAGACGCACTCACTTTTGCGAGAAATTGATGAAAATGAGGCATTTGTGAATGAGATGCCAAAACTTACTTCTAATATAATGTTAAACACGCAAGCTGAATTTTATGTAGAGGGAGAAACTAGGATTACAAGAGCAGAATTTTTTCAAAAACTATTTGACAAAGAGTAGAAACTCTGATATAATATAATTATGAACGGACCTCTTACGCCTCTGAAGTGAATCCTTCTTCAGATTCGCTTTATGCGTACCAGGAGAGGACATTTCTTCCTAAAAGTAACAATAATCTTTCTTTTTTTTATTACAACATTTGATGTGCAATCTTTGCAAAAGGGCTTCATCACTCTTTTGCAATCCTCTTGCCGAAAAAAGAAGTTTTAGTTATATGAAGTAACATGTACACCAACAATTTAAAGGAGGTAACAAAATATGAAACCAGAAGTAAAGTTTAGTATTTCGGAAGTAAAGAGTTTTTTAGCGTGTGAGCGTCAATGGTCTTTAAGTAGCCGCAATCGAACACCTTTAAGAGCACTTGAAACTTCTACAGCTCTTAAATTAGGTACAATATTTCATGAATCTTTGGCATATGCATATAATAGGAAAGAAGAAGCTAACCTTGAACAGATTTTAATGACCTGTGCTCCTCATTTGCAAAATGACAAAGATTTTGCAATACTATCAAAAATGTTAACAGGTTATTTTCAAGATGTATTGCCTACCGACCTTGAAAAGTGGGAAATATTGGAAATAGAGTATTGTTTCAATCATCCCTTAGTCACACTTAGCACAAAGCAACTTGATGTATATATCACAGGTGCAATAGATTTAATTGTGTATGAAGCTGAAACTAACACAATTTGGGGTATAGAACACAAAACTGCAAAAGCATATAGGGAAAGCACATTTGCACAAATGGATGCACAGCCTAGATTATATGCTGAAATGTTAACTACTCTATATCTTAAGGATGCAATATCTCGCAACAGAGTCCCTTCAGACGCAAAAGTTGGAGGAATTATTATAAATGAAGTTAAGAAACTATCGACAAAATTTGACTATAAACGAACAGTTATGCAATATGACAACGATAGTAGACTACACTTCAATGCAAATTTAACTGCAATTCTTGAACGTATGCTAAACACATTAGAGCAAGATTTTTGTGCACCTACGACACATCATGCAAGTTGTAGCTATTGTAGTTTCAAGAATGTGTGTTTAGAATTTACTTACAAGCCAGTTACAGTTGACACTATTCTTCATCACGAAACGCTATCAGAACAGTTTAAAGTTAGAACAGTAGACTATATACAAGAGCACTTGCTCTCTTTTAATGTATTGGAAGACGGTGGCAACAATGATAACAATTGATAGCTATGTATACTACACACAATCAGAATCCATATTTGAGTTGGGTAGTCGTAAGTTAGGAAAAGATGATATTTGGGCTATTATTGAACTTTTATATTTGGATAGCCGAAGACCTATATTTGTATATAAAAGTACAGATGGCAAAGTTGACACATCGCAAGAGTACAAACTACCAAAATCGGCTGTAGTTCATATTTTGCAAGCATATATAACCGATTTGTACCCTATTGAGCACTACCATATTGCCATCACAATTCAAGATGAGCAAAAAAATGAGTACACAATTGTGGCTTTGGTAGATAACAGAAAGGTGGCAATTCTTACCGATGAAAATTGATAACTATGTTTATGAAAATGACGATGTTGAATCAAAAGAAAAAGTTACGCTATTTCGATATAAGTTACACAAAAGTGACATACAAAAAATACTAGACATGTTGCAGGATGATGCCCCTAGCTCAATTTTTGTATACCCAAAAAATGATGAAGGAAGTGTTGTGTTGCAACGACAGACATTTGTAAGAGCAGAAATAGTTGAAGTTTTAAATGCACATGTTGAGCACTTATCTCCATTAAATCACTATTGCTTGAATCTTACTTTTCAAAATAACAAAGGAGATAGGTTTAATTTGTTAGCATGGATTGACAGAGAAAGGATAGCTTTTTATGACAATTAAAGAATATATATACAATGGAAATAATGGAGACAACGAGATAATCCATATCAAACTAATGCCCGAAACTGCAAATACTCTTTTCTATCTTGTAATGACATCTTATGCAGACAACGATAACTATGTAGAAGGTAACAAAAAAATTGGAAATTCTATCGACCCTCATAACACAACCATGATTCCGCTCGAAAACATTAGTGCACTTTTGTCGTTGTATGTTACTCGATGTGCTCCTTTGGATTTCTACAATATCACTTTTATATTTCTTGCAAACGAAAGTGAAGAGTATTTTTACTCTTGTTTAATGGGGGGGAGCTCCATTGAGGAGGTTTTAAACAGTGGATTTTAAACACTATACAAAAGGCTGTAGCAATAACACGTTGTCACAAAAAGATGTTGCAGCAATTTTTGACTGTGTTTGTAAACAAAAGGGTTATATTGAGATGTTACCAAACAGAGAACATATAATAGAATTTGAACTACTTGAGGCTGATATAGCAGCTAATCTTTTTGTACAAGAAATGAGGTTAGTGACTTTTCAAGATATTTACAACTGTGTTGTAGTTGCAATTTTAAAGCACAAAACTACGCACGTTGAATATTTCTATTTAAAGGAGACTGATATACGTGAACTACCAAGAGATATTGGACTTATTAATTGCAACAGAAGGGGCTGTTAATAATTTAACAGAAGCTGAACGAGATGAACTAGACGATGCTGAACTTTTAAAACTACACAAAGTACTTGATGCAATTCCAGATGCTGATTTTTTAGAAATAGGAGAAAATAAATGATGGCAACTAAGCAATTAAATTATACAACTGATATTGAAGGAGCAGATAACACAATATCGCAAGCTACAGCTATCTGGTTGTTTGTAGTAGAACAAGGTTGTTTTGACGCAACTATTTACAGCCTAACTGAATTGTATACTAGCTACCTAGACTCGATTAGTAACTACTACATACATGGCATTGTACTAGATTGTACAACAAACGAGCACAGCTATTTTGGTTACTGTACAAAGGATTATAATAAAACAATTTTAGAGAAGTTGTGTAAGAAGGTTGAGTCTCTAAAGCTAGATTTTGAGGAGGTGCTACATGAATAAATTTACATTTTTTGAACATGGTAAGTTACCTGATAACTGTGACTTAAAGTACTATTTGGGAATCAAAAAAGTTGCAAATGGTTATCAAGTTGAAAATAACATTATAAATTCTTACAATCTATTGGGGTCTGTTGGCTATGTATTCCCAAAGCCAGCAAACATAGATTTATCCTCTCACAACTTATTTGAGTATCAAATTGACGATATCTTACAAATGTGTTCTCAACGATGGACACTAAACGCTAATCCAATGGGATATGGAAAGACAGTAGAAACTATTATAACTTTGCAACATACTTTTTCAAAAGATAAGAGTCATATGTTAATAGTAGCTCCTAAAGCTATTTTGCAGCAATGGGCTAAAGAAATTGAGAAATGGTGGCCAGAAAGGGCTAAAGATATTGTGATTTTGGCATCAGGAGGGGATTTGAATAAAAGAGTACTTCCGACGCACACGATTTTTATCACAAATTATGAGCATTTAATAGCTGAAAAACGACAAGTTTTTTTTCAATCGCAAATTTGGGGAGCAGTAGTCTTAGATGAATGTCACAGAATTAAAAACAGAAAGTCTTTGCGAACAAAAGCAGCTTTCAAGCTAAAAGCCAAAAAGAAGATTTTACTTTCTGGAACACCAGTTTTGCGAAGAATTGATGATTTGTGGGCACAACTTAGATTTTTGGATTACAATTTTTCTGGAAACAGTTACTGGAACTTTGTTGAGTACTTTTGTGAAGTTTCAAATAACGGCTTTGGTAAAGAGATTGGTAAGCTAAAATCAGACCCAGAGATAATAAAAAGACTCAATTATTTGCTAGATATAGTTGCAATTAGAAACGATAATTTGAGTATCACAAAAGGGAAGCAGATTAATATTGTAAACTTAAAAATGGGAACTAAACAAAAGAGGTATTATACTCAAGTTCGCAAATTGGTACTTGATGCTATGCCTGAAAGTCTCAATATTACTTCTGCATTAACTCATTTGTTGAGATTGCGACAAATGACTTCAGTACCACAATTGCATTACACAGATTCTGAAAATATCAAATTTGAATGGATTAGAGACCTACTTTTAGATAATCCAGAAGAGAAAATAGTAGTATTTAGCAACTGGAGAACCGTAATTGAGCATTTACATCACTATTTGAGTAGTATTGTTGCTAGTTGCTTGTATCATGGGGGACTAAGCACAGATGCTAAACTTGATGCTTTAAGCTCATTTTTGTATAGACCTGAAGTTAGAGTTTTGGCGGGGACAATTGGGTCGTTAGGCTTAGGTGTCAATGGGCTACAAAAAGTATCTTCAACTGTAATCTTTTTAGATAGAGATTGGAGTCCAGAATTGAACGCTCAAGCAGAAGATAGGCTGAATCGAATAGGTCAAGAAAATAAGGTAAATGTGTACTATCTTGAATGCATAGGCTCAATTGACCGTAAGATTGCAACTTTAAATGCGTCAAAAGCAGCTGATATAAAATCAGCCCTAAGTCTAAAAGAGAAGGAGCTTGAAAATTTATGTTCAAATTAGAGTCTGATGTTGACATTTTTCCGACAGTACTTGTTACAATAGGTGTTATTGGAGTAGTATTACTTAGTATAGCTATAATTATTTCAGATGTTGAAAAACAAGCTCCAGAAATCGGAGCTACTTATAACTACTATTATATAGAAAGCATATACTCTAACTGCAACTAAAGCCTCGATTTTAGGGGGTTTTTATCTACTGTATCCTAATTATACAAGGTTGAGATAGTAAATAAAAAAAAAAGGAGTTAAACAATATGAATAAAAAATATGAATTAACAACAACCACTAAACAGGCGGTTGGAGGACTACTTTATAGAATAAGAGCACTAAGAGATTTTGATGATGTGAAGAAAGGTGATTTAGGTGGTTGGATTGAGAAAGAGCTTAATTTAAGCCATAAAGGTAATTGTTGGATTTATGAGGATGCTAAAATTTATGGTAATGCTGAAGTTTCAGAGGATGCTAAAATTTTTGGGTATGCTGAAATTTTTGAGGTTGCTGAAGTTTATGGGTATGCTAAAATTTTTGGGTATGCTAAAGTTTATGGTAAT